GCTTGGCTAGGGACGCGAGGGCTCGATCTGGAGTTCGCACGTTCCGAAGGACTTGGCGTCGTCCGTGATCCCCTTCAGGGTCACGAGCACCTGAAGGGCCGACTCTGCGTTCCCTACCTGACGGACTTCGGCCCCGTCAACATGACCTTCCGGTGCATGGAACCTCACAGCTGCAAGGAGATTCCTGACCACTCGAAGTACATGTTCCCGAAGGGGCTGAAGACGAACCTCTACGGTGTCCAGTCCATCGACGCGGCTGATGAGTGGATCGTCATGACGGAAGGTGAGATCGATCGACTCACCTGGGTACAGCTCGGAGTGCCAGCACTCGGAGTCAGCGGGGCCAAGAAGTGGCAGCCTCACTGGGCCAACGTGATCGAGGACTTCTCCACCCTGTACTTCATTGAAGATGGAGACAGGGATGGCAGGGAACTCTTCGAGAAGGTAAGCTACGAGGTGGACCAGGCCAAGACTCAGGTGATCAGGGTCAGGATGCCCGACGGGGAAGACACCAACAGCATGTACATCAAGCGAGGCAGGGACTACCTGATGGAAAGGATCGGCAAGTGAACGTCTTCATCATCATGAACGAATGGACCGACATCGACAACTCCACCGGAGTTGCGATCGTGGACGCCAAGTACTTCACGTCCGAGTCTGACGCCTGGGATGCACTGAGCCTGGTGGCTCAGTCGTACGACGAGGAGCTGTCGAAGGACGAGACATCCTTCTCGCTGGAGGATCACGAGGATGGCCTCCAGTACGAGGAGTACTACATCCAGGAACTCACGAAGGGGAACGACTGATGGGTAAGCATGCAGGTGGCTACGGGGACTACAAGCCTGGTCGGGACGGCACGAATGCCGGTCCCGGATTCCAGTCCCTGACTCCGGAGCAGAAGGCAGCGGAGTTCGACTCGTCCGCCTCGGATCCGGCAGGTTACGCTGAGCGTAACTTCACCCCGAACGACGGGAAACACCGGAAGTGATTCTGAGCTACGGACCGTGTGAGCACCCTGCCATTCAGCAAGGTGCCGATGGGCGCTGGTACTGCACCGAGTGCGGACAGTTGAGGGCGTGACGTGGATCCGGTATATGAGTTGCAATATCGCTCCGAGATGACGTTGAGCGGCAGGGTTCTTGATGAGCCCTTCGGCTGGCAGAGGTATCCTCACGTCCACGTCGGCCTCGCCCTTGAGGATCTGAAGGTTCAGGCCGGAAACCTGAAGAGGATCTATCAGCATGTCCGAATCGTCGAGAAGGTCACGGAAGTAAGGACGGTATGGTGAGCAAGAGACTGGACTCCCTGGGGGTCGAGGTGGAGGTAGGAGACATCGTCTTCTCCGCACCCAAGCACAAGTTCTCGGGTAAGCCCGAGGTGGGCAAGGTGACCGGAGTGTTCGACTCCGGTCGGGTCACCATCCAGATACCCGAGAAGCGCAGCGTCCGCGCCTGTGAGCGAGGCGCTCCGGACGTGGAGGTCGAGGGCGTTCGATGGGTGGCTGACACGACTGCACCCCGTGACGCGTGGGGCAGGTACCGGCAGAAGCGAGAATCCTACACCTATATGTCCAAGGACTACAGGGTCGTCGGACATGAGTGGAAGTGGGTCCGCAAGCAAGCGGCAGACATCACCCTCGTCGTGCTCCGCAAGGGTGACAAGAGCATGAGCGACCTTGAGTCGCTCACCAACCACAACATCCTGACGCAGGGCCTATCCCTGGACTACGACACCGAGAGGCCGGAACTTGACTGACAACAACTGCACCAAGCCTCCCCACATGCCTCCCTGGTGTGGGTGTCCTGCGTGAGCGAGCCGACAGAGGAAGAACAGCGGGATCCGGACTACTGCTGGACCCACAACAAGATCGAGCGACAGGAAGAGGAGGAAGAGTGACCATCGAGTTCTCGTCGTGGGGCAAAACCCCACGACTGTTCCGGGACATCGTCATCACGGAGAAGATTGACGGCACCAACAGTGCCGTCATCATTCAGCAGATCGAGTCCATCGCTGATGCCGCGCACGATACGGCCATCGTGCAGAAGAATGGGCAGTACTACGAGGTCGGGGCCCAGTCCAAGAACCGACTCATCTACCCCGGCAAGACGACCGACAACCACGGCTTCGCCGACTGGGTGTACACCAACGCTGAAGCCCTGTTCGACGTCCTTGGCGCTGGTCGCCACTATGGCGAATGGTGGGGTCACGGGATCCAGCGTGGGTACGGCATGGACCGCAAGGCGTTCTCTCTCTTCAACACTGAGAAGCGGTCCGGAGAGTTCCCCGTCGCAGGCATTCAGGTCGGTCAGGTCATCCTGAACACCGTCCCCGTGCTGTACCAGGGCGAATTCTCCCAGGAGTCCATCCGTCTCCGCCTCGAAGACCTGGAGCGTTATGGCTCCTTCGCCGCACCGATGTACCGGAACCCTGAAGGGATCTGCGTGTACCACACGCAGAGCAAGCAGGTCTACAAGGTCACTCTGGACAATCAGGACAAGGGAAAGTGGGAAGCGTGAGTGATGAGAAGGGTTCCGGCCCGATTGAGAAGGATGACAAGCACATCCTGATGCCTCCGGGCATGTGAGAACAGTGGTGGTGAGCAGACGCCCTGATGGGCGTCTGTCTCTCTCGATCAAGGAGAAGCGTGGACAGAGAAACGAAGGTCTTCCTGGCACACCGGATCGCCCGGAACGTGATCAAGGAAGTGGCCGAGGTCTGGGCCGATCGGGTGACCGTGAATGAGTACATCTACAGCGAGTTCCCCGGCCTGGACGGTGACGTTGCGGAGGATTTGGCTGCACTGGTGCGTAGCCTGCTCCAGGTCATCGGAAGCGTCAGCTTCCAGGAATACCGCATCAAGGCGGATGGTTCCATCATGACCGAAGAGGAGTACGTAGAGAAGATGAAGAGTCCCGTACCCCCCTGGATCGACGAATTCTAGGCACAAAAAAAGAGGGCCACCCCCGAAGGGTGGCCCTCTTGTATTACCCCTCCACCGGAGGCTCTCCGGAAGGCGGGTCAGGCGGGAACTCTGGAAGCGTGGTGTCCAGGTACTTGCACTGGTGAGTGCCCTTCTCGGTGTCGACTATGAAGTCACACGAAGGATACTCACAGTCGGGCGAGTTGATGTACTTGCCACAGATGTACGGCGGAGGGCTCGGTTCTCCCGGGCGAGGCTCACCCATTGGTGAGTCCTGCGCTCTCCTTGTCGCCCAGGAAGGAGGCAAGGAGACCCTTCACGAGGCTTGCCACAGCAGCACCGCCAGCAATGGCGGCGTCCTTGGCGGTGCTCATCTCGGTGAACGAGAACACGGAGAGGAACGTGAAGGCGAACGTCGCCACCACCCGTTCCGTAAGATCCTTGACGTACTTGCTCACTTCTTCTTCCCCTTCTTCGGTGCAGACTTCTTCTTGCCAGCCTTGATGTCCTTGTCGAACTTGGCTGCCACTTCAGGCTTCGCAGCGTGCAGATACTTCCGCTGCTTGTCGGATTTGTAGGGCACGTCATGCTCCCTGCGCATAAACCTTCAGCCCCGTCAGGGCTGAAGAGCTGGTGTTGTTGGCCCTGATGAAGGCGACGGGGAACTCTCTCACTACGTAGGAGTAGGGCAGAGTGTTCCCTGACACGTTCATCAGGATGCCCGGACCAAGGTTGATCGGGTTGGTCCCGTCATTGCTCAGCTCGATCTGCACCACCTGCGTGCACTGGATCGAATAGGCCCTGCTCCCGGCGAACGCCACCCAGGCTCCGGCCGTATTCGCCGCGAGGTTGCCGTCAAAGACCGTTGTAGCTGCCAAAACTTCTCAACCTTTCCACCTGGCAAGCCGTGGGCTCGTCGATATATCCGGTGACTCGCAGCCCGAAGAGCTGCTGGAGTCCCCTGATGTGGGAGATGGTTCCATCGTCCATCTCTCCCGTGACAGTGCAACGCAGAACGCGTTGCACGTGACTGACTGCATCGTGCTCGAACTGTGTCGTTGGACGGATAATGGTGCGCTTGAACCAGGCAGGCTTGCCGTCAGGCTGTTCCATCGGAAGCACCCACCTTGCTCGCAATCATGTCAACGACCCCCCGGACGCCCTTCACTTCCTCGTGTACCGCAGCAACCTCAGCTCGTTGGGTGACAAGTCCTTCGAGGACTTCTACCCTCCCCCTGAGATCTGCGATCAGAGCATCCTTCTCCTCGCCCTTCTGGGTGAGTGTTGCAACTTGGACTTGAAGAAGCTCTACCACATCCACGGCTATCCCCACAGCCGCAGTGCTTCCGTTCCTCTTCCCGCCTACGTAACCGCCGATCGTTCCTGCAAGGCCGACGACGATTGCGATGATGGCTTCAGCGCCCACTTTCCCTCCCCGATCTATACAGATTCAGCGACGGTGCGCATGGTCACCGTCAGGTATCCCCCAAGTGTAGAGCCGTCCGGTCCGGGCGGGGCTGTCTGAGTGAACCTCCAGTCATCGATCACGACCAGAGTGGAGAGATCCTCCTCCAGCTCCTGGAAGGACACCACGTCTCCGGCTCTCGCCAGAGCCTTGAAGTCCTCCAGTCTCTGTCTGGCATACCCATCGGTCCCCACCCTCTGACCACCCTTGTCCTGTTCTTCGTCGAACAGGAGGAAGGTGTGCTGGATCATCCTCTGACGGATGGATCCGGGAAGGGCCTTCACTTGCCAGCCGTTTAGGACGCCACCCTTAGTGGCGTCCGTACCCAGCCTACCCAGAGTGATCTTCAGTTGGATCCAGTTCTGTGGACCGTTCGGCTGAGGGGTTGATACATCACCGGTACCAGGACCGAAGTTCTGGTCGTAAGTGATGTACGGAATCTCGTCACCCATCTGAGTGAGTACCGAGACTTGCACTGTTCCTTGGAGGGGGGACGGGGTGCGGAGGGACAGAAACTTGTACAGCTTCGGTTCCTCCGTATTGAACCTGATCCGTCCGCTGGTGAGATAACCCGACTGGTACAGGTCTGCATCGTCCTGCAACCAGAGGGAGTCTTGAGTGACGGAGAACACCAGACGTCCGGAATTCCCCAGGATGGTGACATTGGAGACGCTGGAGGTTTCCCCAGGGGCATAGATGTCGCGGGCGTAGGCGTACCGTACAGCCCTCGTCGTCTGCTCCTGAACCTGTTGGCCCAGGTCCACCCTGAAGAGCCCTGAGGAGCCGTCGTGGGCCCCTGTGGAGCCCACGTACATGAACCTGTCGAAGCCGGTGATGCCAGCACATCCGCCAGCGGGGGAGAAGAGCAGCGGACCGTAGGCAACGTCTCCGTTGTCGTCGAACTCCCCGACCCTGAACCCCTTGGTGGTGGCGATCCCCATGAACGTGCCGACGTAGCCATAGATGGTGTTGATCTGTTCGCCGGTCGGAGTGACGGCCGTCACAGACGGCTGAATGATCTCAACAGAGCCATTGAAGTCGATGTTGAATTTATGGATGTTGGAGGAGATGGTGTTCCCTCCGGCCACATACCAGGCTCTGGGTCCCTCGGTGATGCCTCGCCACCTCCATGTCGGATCCGTGTGGACGTAAGCAGCACTGCCCGGCAACGGGAGCGTGGCTCCCGTGTTGATGGGAGCGGTCCAGACCTGGTTGTCGATGCAGACGACGATCCTGCCCTTGACGAACTCGATGGCCCCCGTGGTGGGAGTGATCGGCAAGTTGTACATCTTGGTCGCCACGCCGGTATCGATGCCGGACCAGATACCGTCCGAGGCAAGGATCAGAGTCCTGGGTCCCACGTTGGCCAGGTCGAGCATGGTGCCAGCGCTCGGGTTGCTGGCTGCTACGACACCAGATGCGGTCAGCTTGAACAGGTTCCCGCCATCGGTTCCGAAGGCGGCGTCCACGCCGCTGTTGTCCACATAGCCCCGCACCCTGTTGAGGCTGGAAGCCAGCACTCTCATGCTGGTGGGAACCTTGAGAAGGCTCACCTGGCCAGAGGTCCAGGTGTCCACTCCAAGGGAGTTCTGGAAGCGGAAGTTGAACTGGTTGTCCGTATCGGGATCCTGATAGAGGATCCCGGCTCCGTAGGAGAAGTTCGACTGGGATCGCAGCCACCAGCCGGTGATGGACTGCTCGCCCGGCTCGGCGAAGTTGTCGAACTGCTGCTTCCTGATCTCCGCCATGCCCTCCGTGTACGGCCACGCATCACGCGTGGCCGACATGAACGGAATTCCACCGATAGCATAGTCGAACTGGTAGTCAGTCAGGTTGTAGGTGCCGCCTCCGGTATTTCCGGAGAAGTTGTTGAGCTGCCACGGTATCTGGTGGACTACATCCATGGTCGCTCCTTAGGCTCCAGCCGCGTCAAGAGTGATGGAGCGGTAGTCGAATGAGGATGTGGATGCGGCAGAGACTCGGTGCTGCATGGTGACAGTGAACGTCTCGCCCGAAACCAGTCCGGACTGTACATAGGTACGTGTACCGTCCAAGTTACTGTTGCCCAGGATGTTACCGGGGGCGATCAGGGCAGATGTATCACTGGGACTGAAGACCGTTCCGCTGGTGGATCCGGATCCGAGCCACGATGTGATCGAGTTGAAGTTGGCGCTGTTCCTCTGCTTGGTGCTGATGGTCACCTTGACCTTGCCGGACGGGGGAACGGTGATGGCAGCCTGAAGGGTCCGGTTGCTGTTCCCGTACGTCGTACTACTCGTGCTGGCCGTCGTGGTGTCTTCCACGAACTGGGTGAACAGGTTGATGGTGCCACTCAGAGTGAGCGCACCAGCCTGGTTGATGGATGCGACGATCGTGTTGGCAGGACCGACCCACTGTGTCAGGTTCCCCGTGTAGCCGACATTGGATCCGCCTACCTGGAGGACGGCTCCGGTGGTCACTCCAGGTTGAGCGACAATGCCGCCCTTGTTGGCCAGCATCTTGCCGGTGGACTGGATGGCGAACTGGGTGTTGCTCCCGGAATCCATCACCCGCATGATGTCAGCACTCACGGCGGCAGGTGCAGTCACGTCGAACGTGACTGCCGCAGCGGTACCACCTACGATGTCCACCTTGCCGTCGTTCCATACGGTGAACCGTTCGCTGCCACCACCAGCGGCAGCTACCCTGATGGCTCTCTTGGTGGCGGAGAGGTCTGGAGCCACGATGTCCACGGCAGGGTTGTTGGTGGTGGTGGTGGGCGTCACGCCCATCGTCCCACCGGACAGGCTGTAGAACCGGACGGTGGTACCGTCGGAGTCCAGGCCCTGGAACCTGTAGGTTCCGTCCCCTTCCCCGACCTGATTGACCGTAGCGACCCTGCCGTTGGCGGCTATGAAGGCCACCGGATTGAGGCTGACCTCATTATCCATCCACACCATCCGGTGTGGTGTGGGGTTGGTGGAGTCACCGATAACGGCAGTGCGCCAGACGCCAGTGTTGTAGATGTCTACATTCCTGAGCGTTCCGGTCGCCTTGTCCAGCGTCTTGTTGGCCAGCGTCTGAGCGTCACTGGTTCCCACCACGGACCCGACAACACCATGAACTCCTGACGAGGACGCCTCATGCGTCCTCGATTCCGTGAAATCCCTGGCAGATGTGACATGCCTGACCACTGCGCCGACGTTGTGGCTGGTGGCCGATGTGCCATCCACTCCACGAGTGACGGTCAGGGTCAGACCGCCTACAGCGGTCACGTCGACAAGCTCTTCACCGATAGATCCGTAGTCCAGGGACAGAGTGTACGGAGTGGAGCCGGGCAGACCGGCAGTGCTGACCACCTGGATGGTTGTGTTCGACGGCCCCACACCACCCGTGAGGGTGGTGGGCGGGGCAACCGAGGAGTAATAGCGAGCGTTCGCCATGTCGCCCCCTAGGCGTTGAAGTACTGGTAGGACTCGAAGAGACGGAACAGCCTGTCCCGCTCCTCCTGGAGTCGCTTGGTGTAGAGCTGGAGGTAGTACCTGGAGGCATCCGCTCCGGCTCCGGTCGGAACCAGGGGAGCACGTTCGGTGGCCTCGATCTGCTTCTGCTGAAGCCTGGCAGCTTCGTAGGCAGGGAGCAGGCGCCAGCAGGCGCCATACACGATCATGTCTATGTACCGTTCCGGGAAGCCTGTGGTCGCCTCGAACGGATCGGAGTTGTTGACCAGAACGTTGGGCTTCTTGATGTAGCTGACCCTGACGTTACGGCCAGGAACGATGAAGTCCCTCATGACCTGAAGGCTCTTGCCGGTGGGTGGGGGGGAAGGCTTCACCTGCCCTGGCGTAGTGGATGCCATTGGATTGAACCGCCATGAGCTGAGCGGGAACCATACGGCCGAAGGGCCGATGGTGTTCACGACCACCTTGTACACGTCCTCCACTTCGGCGGGCAAGGGGTACTCGTAGCGGGCAGAGACGTAGGGGAACTCGTACTCATCGAACACCCAGAGGTCCGGATACAGGGCCTGGATGGTGTCGTTGACGGCTTCCTTGATCCGCTCTCTGGGATAGAGGGGATCGTTGGTGACGATGGCATCGGCCGCATGGACTGCGGCCGTAGTGCTCTCCACTCCCCGCCCGTTGGTTCCTGCGAAGACAGTGACGATGCCCGTCGATTGGTCGAACTTGTTGACGAGAAGCATCTCATCGTCGATCTCCACGAGACCTCGGGAGATGTTCTTGACCGTCCCGAGGTCTATCGTGAAAGTGGTATCCGTGGCTGTCATCGGATCCGTGAGGAAGGTGATGGAAGCCTGGTCCCTGGTGTAGCCCAGGAGCTGTTGCTTGACCCTGGAGACCAGGTCTCCGAATGTGACAGCCACGTGCGCTCCTAGCTGCTGCTGGTCACGCCGTTGGCCACGGCGATCACCTGAGTGGCTCCATCCTTCAGCAGTTTGAAGGTGATGGAGTTGGACGGGGGAGCCTGAATGGTGACTCCGGACTGACAGACGCTACTGTTGGAAGTGACGCCCAGAAGGGACAGAATGTTGACAACGGGGGTGGTGATGGAAAGGCCGGTGATGACCTGACCCTGGAGCCCACCGGAGGAATCGTCGACGGTTACCGTGGGAATGGACTGCTGGCTACCTACGCCCGCCTGGGCGGTGAGGGAGCCGGAGATGGATACAGAGCCTCGCCAGTACATGCCTGCGGGTATGGTGATGAGGACTTCGTTGTTGCTGTCGGCGGAGCCGGAAACTATGGGCATGCTTCCCCTAACTTGTCATGAGTTTCACTGTGACAGTTCCGGTACCGCCTGCGCCAGTGAGGTCAGCACGGAAATACCGGAATGCTACGTTACTCGCTGACGCAGTAGCGGTCAGCGCAGCAGTAAGGGCGATGGTGGTTCCGGTGGATACGAACGTGGTGTTGTCCACCGAACCCAGGATGGTGATAGTGCCGGTCAGGGTGCCGGTGCCTACGGCGACGGCCGTACAGACACGCTTGGCTGCACCTGCATCCATCACTGTGCCCGTGAGGTTGCCAGCGGCAGCGTTCAGGGTTGTGGTCGCGGTCAGCTGGCCGGTTGTCACCAGGAGAGCATTCCCCAGAGCGCTGGCCGTCGCGGGTGCGACGTCCACCGTGGCCGTACCGTTGCTGAGCTTGGTCGGCCAGGCGTTGGCCGTGACAGCGGCAGTCCCCTGGTTCGCTGTAACAGTGCCAGAAACGGCCTGAGTGCCCCCAGGAGACGTTGTGATGGTGCCGACCACCCGAACTGACTGGGCCGCCCCATCGGTCGTCATAGAGCCGTCTGTGACGCTCATGAAGCCTCCTTGAATGCGGCATCCACCTGATGCCGCTTGGTCCCCTCGGGCTGGAGTCCCTGACTCACAGCCGAGGCATAGTGGTTCAGCTCACTGTCCCACGCCTTCTGGCGCGTGCTGTACGTGTCGTTGACGTGCGGGGACAGGGTGAGGTTCTTCGCCCGTATACATTCACCGAAGGTGAGATGATCCTGAGTAAGGCAAGCGGAGGAGCACTGGTTCCACTTAACGCTCTTGCGTGAGGCCAATTGCTTCCACCTTCTCCCACGGCACGAGGACGATCTCCGTCTGCGGGGAGACGGTGACGTTCCAGCGGAACTTGATGAACCGGTCGTCCCAGTCCAGGACTTCCAGATCGGTGAGGGTTCGGCCACCCTTCTCCAGATTGACCAGGGAACCCTTCTTGAGCAGCGCTGCGGGCGCTGCTTCCTTCTTCTGGGCGGGAGGCATCAGTCGTTGTCTCCCATGCTGTTCGTGCCGTAGATGCCCTGACGGAAGCCGTCATGGTCGGAGCCCAGCTCTGCACTCTGATGCATCGAGATGACGGACTGGAGGAAGGACTCCTGCATTCCCTTCTCGTTGTGGTCGATCAGGGTGGTGTTCCCCGACGGGCCACAGATGGCGCAGTTCTCGGACATGCACCCATGGAACTCTGTCTCTCCCGCCTGCTTGGCAGGGTCATACGTGTTGTGCACAGTTCCTCCTAGACGGGAGTGAAGTTGGCTGCGGTAGCAGCGCCCGAGGCGATGATGTCCGAGCGGATCTGGTCATCCACGATCCATTCGTACCCGCCTCGGAAGTAGTGAAGGCCTGCCCTCTCGGCAGGCCAGAACTCAGTGTCCTGGTTCGGGTTCTGGGGCAGGTTCTCTGCCCCAAGCTCATTGGTGTATGCGTCGTATCTCGTGGTTTCGTACTGCCCGGGGGATACTTCAACAACCGAAACCCCCCTCGTCAGCCTGAATCTTTCCATCAATGGCGACCAAGCAAATGGAGCTTCGTCCACCGTGGGTGTGATGAAAACCCAATTCGCCATCATGCCTCCAGTGTATGCTATACTGAGTGTATGAACACTAAGCAATGCGGCAAGTGCCGCGAAGAGAAGCCCCTGACCGAATTTCACAACGACAAGAACAAGCGTGACGGCAAATCGTCGCGCTGCAAGGAGTGCGCTAACGTGGCTTCTCGGAGGTGGACTGCCGACAATCGACAGCGAGCACGCGACTCCAAGAGGGGGTACGCTCGCAAGAACCCCAGACTCTTGCGCGACCAGTACTATCGGAAGACCTATGGAATCGGTCTCGCCGAATATGAGTCGATGGGGGATGCTTGTCATATTTGCGGGAAATCCAGCGGCGGCAGTCGCGCACTCGCTGTCGACCACGATCACTCGTGCTGCGAGGGCGTTAGGTCGTGCGGCAACTGTGTGCGCGGCCTGCTGTGCATGGACTGTAATACGGGGCTCGGGAAGTTCCGAGACGATCCAGAACTTCTCCGAGCCGCCATAGATTACCTCAGCTAGAGGTGATGGTCCACCACTGAGTACCGTCACTCACGATCTGAGCGCGGCCGGTGGTCGCAGTCACAGACAGAGTGGTCGCACCGTTGATGGTCTCCGAACCGGAGCCGTCGACGGTGATTGCACCAGCAGCCGTGTTGATGATGGTGTAGGAGCGTCCCGGCTGAACGGAGGCGACGGCCGGAAGGTTGACCGTCTTCGCCGAAGTGTTCGTGTAGACGGTGACGAAGTCGGTCTGGGTGAGCGTGTCGGTCGTAGCCGACACGGTACGGACCGTGTAGGACGTGTTGTCGAGTCCAGACATGTTTTCTCCTTACGCCTGGTTGCGGGCAGACGAGGTGGTCTGACCGACGATCAGGGCCTCCGGGCGGTACAGCGACCACCCGGCAACCCCGTACCAGCCAAGCGGCTGGAAGCGGGTCAGCTTGTCGACGACCGGACCACGGACCGTGTGGAACTCCTCAGCAACGGCCTCAGCAAGAGCCTGCTGGCCGGTGAAGTAGGTGTTGAACACACGGGTCTGAGTGGCACCGGCACCGGAGCCGGACTGGACGTTCTGGTTACGGGGCGTCTCGATGTAGCAAGCGCCCTCGTACTCGCCGATCTCGCCCGCCCAGATGTTCCCCGCAGCGGAGTAGTTGTGCGGGTCACGCCACGCAGCAGCACCGGTTTCACGCCGCAGGTCGTAAGAGACCTGCGGGTGGATGTACGCAACGTAGCAGCTCCCCTTGTTGGGGTGCACCTTGTTGGTACGGAGCTGAGTGACAGCGAGACGGGACATGTCCGACGTCCACGTGTCCGTACCAGTGATCGCCGTAGTGGCGATCGGGTTGGTCGGAGTGGTGCCGAAACCGTAGCCGACCGTACCGCCACCACGGCGGAGAGTCTGGGTACCGGCAGCGAGAACGTTCTGAACGAGCAGGTCGACGGAGTCAACCAGGTTCCACGCCACCTGGTTGACGAGACCAGCGGTCACGTCGGTGAACGAGAACAGGTCCAGCTTGTTGCTGACGAGGATCGCGTTACCGTACTCGTTGAGAGTGACGGAAACCGTGGTCGGCTGACCGGCCGCAACAGCGTCCGGATCCACCAGCTCGTTCAGCGGGGTGATCGCCTGAGCGAGATCCTGGTACAGCGAGAAGACGACCGAGGAACCGGGCATCGACTGCTGGACAGGTCGCTTGTCGGCGATCGTGCGGTACATGGGCTGGGCACGGAGAGCGAACTCAAGAGCGCGATCGTACGTAGTCTGTACGAGGTTGCTCATCGCCGCAGTGCCCGTAAAGGCGTTAGCCACTACAACTCCTTACGAGAGTTCATGGCCTCAGTTCGTGCGGGTTCCGTTCTGGAACGCCTGGATGAGGCCATTGAGATCGGTAGCGTCGTTGACGGCTGCTTGTGCAGCCTCAAAGTTTCCGAGCGGCTGACCGTCCTGGCCCGACTGCACGAAGCGGTCGAACTGGGCCTGCATGGACGGAGGCAGCCCGGCAGGCTGCTGAGTAGCCGTTTCAGTCGCAGGGTTACCACCCTGGACGTTCCCGCCGAAGACGGAGCGCATGGAATCAACCCACTCCTTCGCCTTCTGCGGATCGTTGGGACCCTGATACACGGCCTGTGCCTCAGGAACCCCCAGGGACTCAAAGACGGTAGCCATCTTCGACTTGGCCTGATCCTCAAGGAAGCTCGTCAGCTTCTGGTTCAGGTCTTCGTTCTGTCGCTTCATGGCTTCATACGCGTCACGCAGAGCCTTAGGGCCGTTCAGTTCGGTGTCGTTGCCCTGGCCGGTGTTCTCGTTGTCTTCGTAACCCCACTGAGTCATTACGACTCCTCCCATAAGGTGTGCATGCCAATAGGGCAGGCCGGGGAGCCTGCCTCACGCTCATGCGTTTGATGTGATGGCCGGACTTGATACAAGCACTGGGGGCCGGTCGGTCCCGTGCCGGTAGCAGGAATGAGATTCGAACTCATGGTCTCTGGCTTATGAGGCCAGCGTGTTACCTGACTACACCATCCCGCTTCGACGCAATGACAGGATCATTGCGTCATCGTTTACCTGGCCCCACCGGACTGCCCGAGGCCAGCCTTGGCGCTTCCGGATGAGCCACTGAAGGCGCCTCGTTCAGAACTGAGGAGACGGGCCTTCTTCTTGATGGCCTCACCGGAGCCCTGGAAGAGGGCTTCCTCACTGGTTCTCTGGGACCAGTCGCTGCCATAGATCTGACCGAGAGCCTTCATGGTATCCAGCTCGGAGGCAATCTGTGAGTAGCCCTGCTGAGCCTGATCCTTGGAGACACCCTCGGTTGCCAACTGCTCCGAGTAGGTCTGGTCGAAGGTCAGGTTCTGGCCCAGCGCTGCGGCGCCTATCTGCGCCGTGGCAGCAGACTTCTGAAGGATCGGGAGGGCCTTGTTCTGGTCCAGGAAGTAGGCGGTCAGCTCGTTGTCGCTGATACCCATCTGGTTCAGAGCCTTCCGGTAGGAAGGGTTCGACAGAACCGTGGCCTGAGTGGCCAGATCCACCCTGCTCTGGATCTCCGAGGGAGAGACGTTCTTTCCGATCCAGCCGGAGAAGTCTGAGGGCTGGTCATAGAAGCCGGACGGAAGTCCGGCACTCTCCATGATCTGACGGTAGCTCGCCTCCGTGGCGAGATACTCTGCGGGGGAAAGGACGGGAAGGCCAGCGGCCTTCCTGCTCTCGTTACCCTGGAAGCGGGTCTTATACTCGGCCGTGTCCTGAAGCAGGATGCTGATCGTGTCGGCAGAGTAGCCGTTCTTGACGTACTCGTAGATCTTCCCGGCCAGGGAGTCAAGACCGTAGTTCTTGAACAGGGCGTTGATCGCCAGGAATGCATCACGATCAGTTCCACTCAGAAGCTTGTCGTACTGGCCCTGGGCTACGTAGATCTGGTTCTGCGTGGTGGTGATGCCTGTCTTCCACTGCGTCATCTCCTTGTTCACGTTGGAGATGGAGGTGGTGTAGTAGGCGATCTTCTTCGCGTCAGGCTTCTTCTTCTGCTTCTCCTGAGCAAGAGCCTGCTGGAACCTGTTCAGGTTCCGTGTGCCCTGAGTGATCCACAGGTTGTACTTGTCGATCTGCTTCTGCATCTCAGCGACGGTAGCCATTCACCCTCCTCAATATTTCACGCCGAAATCCGCGAGGACTTGATGGGCAACCTGCATGAGACTGTTCTGTGCGTTCTGGGTCTTCTTCCAGCGAGGATCGTTCCTGAGCTGGTTCTCGAACTGCCAGAGCGGCATCACCTCATTCGCCCCCGTCGCCTTGTTCTTGTTCTGGAGGGCAGTCTTGATGATGTTGTCCTGTACGGAGATCGCCCCCGAGGGGATCTCCAAGATGTTCTGCATCGACTGCACGTACGGAGAGGCAATGTCAGCTATGGTCTGCCCGGCATCGATCTGCTTGGCGTACTGCGGATATAGAGCCTTGGCCTGCTTCCTGATGGCGTCCTGGTAGTCCTGGATGGTAGCTATTCCGCGCACGATGTTGCGTGCGCGGTCCGCATACCAGACGTCCGACATAGTGACTCCCATGTCGTAAGCGAAGCTCTTCATCTTGTTGAAGGCTTCTCCGCCCTCACCCTCGTGGTATTCACCGAAGTAGACGTACTTGCCCAGATAGTCACGAAGCTGAGATTCGTTCCAGCCCTTGGCTGCCACGTTGTAGGCCAGGGTTCGATACTGGGCCTGGATGTTCTTGATGAACCTGGGGCTCTCGACAATACCTAGTTGGTTCGCCAGTTGGCGAACCTGTGTGTACGCCTGAGACAGCTTCTGGTCCGCAGTCTTCGGATCCCCGTACTTCAGGACCAGGAACTGACGTTCCGAGTCGGAGTGGGTCTTCCACCACTTCGTGTCCCTCAGCTCCGCCTGGAACTTCTGAGCGGTCCACTGACCGCTCACCGCCTGCTTGAAGAGCTTCTTCAGGTCAGGATTCGAGTTCATCAGGGCTTCGACGAAACCGTAGCTCTCGGCAAGTTCGCTGGATGCCAATCTGGCCACCTCGGTTTCGCTGTAACTGGGAGTGGAGCCGGACGAGGATCCCGAGCCACCCTTGTATCCAGCAGCATGGTTCATCACGCTGCTGACATACTTGTTGACCGGAGGGTTGCCGAAGGTCTTGTTCGGGTTGGACTGCCCGGAGTACCACATGGCAGCGGCGCCCCGAGCGCCGTACTTGTTGTAGTAGCCCTTCAGCATCCCCTTGGCAGTCGCCTCCTGGGCTGCCGAGTTGTTCAGGAACTGTTGCGGGGTGAGGGACTTCCCGTAGTACTTCTTGGTCCAGGACGGGATGTTGTAGTCCATAATCTGGTACTTGCCATACGCATGGTGTCCACCCTGTACAGACGGACCCACAGCCCTGTAGTTTCCCCCGCTCTCCTGGGTCGAGATGGCCCAGAAGAAAGCCTCGAAGGACGGATCAGCCACATGACCTCCGAACAATAGGGCGGGGATGAGCAGGAGCTTAGCCAGCAGGGTTGCCAACAAGGCCCATGTCCCTCAGTACCGACAGCCCGACACTCATCGTGCTGTTCTGGGCAGCAGTCGTCTTCTTCCAGCGAGGATCATTCCGAAGCTGCTGCTGGAAGTCCGACAGGGTGGTGCCGACAGGCTTGCCCGACTTGTCCATGCCGTTCAGCGCCTGCTTGATGATGGGGTCGGTGACGTCGATGCCCTGGTAGGGCATCTCCAGCTCCTGGCTCATCATCTGCATGTACGGAGAGGCTATATCCGAGACGTTCACTCCCGCCTCGATCTGCTTCTGATAGGACGGGAACATGGACACGGCCTGCTGTCTGACCTGGTTCTGGAAGTCCTCGGTCGTGGCCAGCTTCTTGACGACCAGTTGCGCTTGGTTCTTGATCGCCTGGTCGGAGATCTGAATACCGTTGTCGTAGGCGAACTGACGCATGGTGTATTCATGCATGGCAGCCTCACCCTTGAGGGTACCGTCCTTGGTGAAGGTCACGTAACCACCGAGAGCGTTACGCATCTGGCCCTCGTCGTCGATGATCCCAGTCTCAATGGCGTTCTTCGTGATGGCGGAGATCTTGTTCTCCGGGATGGCTGCGCCGATCTCGGCAGCAAGCTGCCTGACCTTCAGGACTCCGGCCTGAAGCTGAGCCTGCCAAGTGGCGGGATCCGTCTTCTGCGTCACCTGAGCCTGGCGTCTGGTCTCGGAGTTCGACTTCCACCACTTCGTGTCACGCAACTCGGCCTTGAACTTGTCAGCAGTCCAGGTCTCCTTGACTGCTGAGTTGAACAGCTTCTTCAGCTCCGGATTCGAGTTCAGGAACCCGTAGGCCCAGCCGTACGAAGAGGCAAGCTCCTCGGGCGACAGCTTCGGAGTGTCCTGATAGTCTGAAGAGGAGGCCCCCGTGGCATGGACGCCGCTGATGCGGCGTCCTCCCATGAACTTGTCCAGATAGTAGCCCTTGGTGATGTCCGAGATCTCCACAGACTTTCCGGGGCGGGGAGCGTGGATCATCTTCCCGTTGCCGAGATAGATGCCTACGTGATCCGGACCGCTTCTGCCTCCGTCGGTGTCGAAGAAGACCAGATCTCCGGCACGGAGACCCTTCAGTGAGACTGGTGCACCCTGACCGATCTGGTCATAGGTGACGCGGGGAAGAGAGATGCCGAAGTGCTTGAAGACCTGTTGCACCAGGCCGGAGCAGTCGATACCGTTCCTCAGGTCGTTACCGCCCCAGACATACTTCGTCCCCAGAAACTGCTGAGCGTAGTCCCCGATGGACGCACCATCGATCGCCATCAGCCACCACCAACCATCTGAAGTAGGGCATTCATGTAGGTGGTGCCACCCTGATACTTGGCGTACTCGTCGGTCTGCATGGTGGGCTCATTGACCAGTTGTGCACGAGCGGCGTCCGAGACGCCGCCTGTCGTGGTGCTCGACTGCGAGGTCACATTGACCTCGCCCGTATCCAGATTCGGGGAGAGCTGCTGGGTGGTCGTAGTGATCGTGGGGTTGGCCTTCTCGTACCCCGTGATGGTCGCCTTGAACTTGGCCAGCTCCTTGGCGGAAGGCGCTCTTCCGAGCGCCTCCCTGAGAACCTGAGTCACCAGGGCCTGAACCTCTTCGGGGGAGGACAGGTCCAGATCCTTACTCGTGGTCGTCCTGGACGTTGGACCCACGTACTTGATCCGTTCACCAGTGGCCACGTCGTAGACCCAGTCGCCCTTCTGCTGGGTCCCGTACTTACCCTTCTGGTTGCTCCAGGTGTCCAGGACATCCATGGGACTCCACGGAGTCTGACCAGGCTTCAGGTTCATGTTGAACAGAACCGAGGACTGAACCATGTTCTGCCATGCAGCCTGGATCTGAGGCATGCCCATACCGACCTCGAAGCCAGGGACCTTGTTGACGATCCCCTTGTTCACGAACTCGCGAAGCTGGTTCGGACTCCACTGGGTCGGCATCAGGACAGCATCCTGATAGGAGGCGAATCCCTGGCTGGAGGGTTGCCCGGGAGGGGCAACCCCAGGAGCGAACGAGGAACCGGACGGACCGATAGAGGTCATCCTTCCGTAGTTCGCCCCCAGGTAGACCCGGTACGCGCTGTACGGATCATTGGCAAAGAAGTTGTTCCTGCCCGAGTTCGCCAGGGTCGACGCATTCGAGAGCCCCTGCCTCATCAGGTCTTCGAGGCTGCCGGAACCGATGGTGGTTCCGGACACATCACCCTTCTTCGAGCTGAAGATCTTCGAATCCGGTGAAGGTGTAGTCATGCTGCCTCCTAGGACAGATCGTCACTCTCAAGGTAACGGTGATAGATGTCTCCGAATGCCAGGCTGTTGTTCACCAGGTAAAGCTGAACAGTCCTGAGCTGCATGCCGATATCGGCGTTGTCGCCGGTCGGAGTACCGTCCAGACTGAAGGTGAGCTTCTTTCCGCCCCTTGCGGTGAGAGCCTTCTTCAGGGCGTCTCGCTGCTGGATGTAGGCGGAGAGGGGAACAAGATCCTGAGCCCGCATCGGATCGGACATGATCCGCTCGTCCGAGACGAGCTTCCTCATGGCGTTGATCCTCTGAGGCATCTTGGTCGTATTCACGGTCCCGTAGTCCTGGAACCAGGGCTCATACATCTGAGCAAGGGCGTCCACTAGGACGCCCTTCAGGTTGGAGAAAGCCTCCGCACCACGCTGGTTGTACGACTGGAACCCTGAACGGATCAGCTCTGCGTCGATGGCAGTCATGTACTTGTTGTACTGCTGCCACCCCAGATCTTTCTGATTGTTCTTGATGGAGTCCAGGGCTGTGATCTTCTCCCTGACCTGAACACCATTGAGCAGGGTGTCCATCTGCTTCCGGTAGACGGAGTTGGAGAACTTGCCTTGGTTGTACACATCGCCCACGATCAGTGGAGCGAGGTCGGGGTCTGCTGCAATCAGGTCTCCGTACATCTCGGCAGTGTGCTGAGCCGGGAGAGTTGCCTGAACGCCGATGCTCTTCGACAAGGAAGCAGTGAAGGCGAAGTAGTTCTCGCCGTACTTCTTGAAGAAGTTGGCCTTGGCGTTCTGGGGGTCAGCTTCCTGGAGCGTCTTGTACTGATCCAGGAAGAACTGGTACGGAGTCTGACTGAGTGGGGTGTCCTTCGTGCGGGCGGGAGAGAGCCAGTTGCCGAGAGCCTCCATGAACATGAAGTCCTTGGCATTCTTCTGTGCACTCTTCCAGTCCGGAGCCGGACCGCCATTGGCGTGGACAGCGCTCTGGCGCTGCCATTCGGACAGGACGGCCTCTTGGTACTTCTCGTTCCCCGCGTCACCGGCCGTGTACGCATTCCATGCGTCCTTGAGGTAGGCGGGAGTGAAGGCGTCGAAGCGGTTTGCGTTCGGACCGTACGGAAGAACCTTGGACCACTGGAGGAAGTCACCGATCCCAGGGGACTTCCGAGCCAGCTCGCTTCCGGCGAGCTGTACGAGAGGCCCGGTTCCAGGGTTGAACCAGGGGTCTCCAGGGAGGATCGTGTTGAGCGCCTGAAGACTCAGGCGGGTACCGCCTGTGGCGACCTTGCCGATCCCCTTGATGTTCGTCGTGTGGCCAGGGGCTCGAAGAGTGAGCATCCTTCGCTCCAGCGGAACAAATTGCTTGCTCTTCTTGCCGTCGACGTCTTCGACTTGGACGTTTCCGTACTGATCGACAGGGCGTCCATACTGGTCCGTGACCAGTCCAGCAGCAACGGGAGCGTTGTAGACCCTGGCCGCCCTTCCCAGGAACTGGGGCTGTTCGGCGATGAGGCCTCCCCAGCGCTGGAGACCATCAACGTGGGCCGAAAGGAACGGAGCCACGAACCGGAGAGCCTCAGTTGCTGTGGTTCTCGTGGGATCGTAGACAACCTGACTGATGTCCTTCCTTGCCAGTTTGTCAGACTTGTTCAGGAGGTTCTGAAGTTCGTCCATACCGAGGTCTTCGGACAGTCCGTTCTCCCGCTTGAAGCTCAGCTCCTGATCCAGGAGCTGTCTCATGCGAGCCTCCTGGGCTCGCAGGTAGATCGGCTGCCTTGCCATGACATCGTTCGGGAGAGTGGACAGTCTGTTGAAACCACGCTCGATCAGATCGTCGATAGCCCTTGCGGCCGTCTGCTTGCTGAACATGGCGGTGAGGGCCTTCAGCTCCTCGCCGTGAACCTGCGGGAAGTCGTCCGGCGAGATCGCTGCCCTGAGTTCGTGCTCGGCAATCTCCTCGTTCCGGGCCAGCTTCCCCTGAAGGCCGGTCCCTTCAGGCAGGTACTGGTCAAGGGTCTGCTTGACGGCCTGGATGGTGCCTTCGGTATCCTTGGCCCGAGGTCCGAGAAGACTCATGTGGTACTTACCAGCAGGAGTCTTGACCCACGCCTTCGCCTTGGCAAGCGTGGGGTCCTCGGCAACCAGACGGAACAGATCGTCCTGACGGAACTGCTTGTTGAGCCCATCCAGCCATGACGTCATATAGTTCGGATCGTCCGGAGTGACGGCCTTCCAGCTTCCCGTCTTGATGATGCGGCCATTGTCGATGGCCTCACCACGGGCGAAGATGGTCTCCATGGCTCGGGCAGAAGTGATCTGATCCCGGGGGATCGGATTCTCCCACTCCTTCGAGAACGCCTTGGGGACGGTGATTCCCTGATGTTCGAAGGAGTCTTCACCAAGTCGCACACCCTTGGACCGCTCGGCCTCCTGGAGGATGGCCGTGGCGTAGTCGACATGTTCGTCGATGATCGCCTGATGGTCGGCAGCCTGAGCAGTGAGGGAACTGACGTCCTGATCCTTCCTGGCTCCCTTGATCTGCTTCTCGATCTCGGCGAGCGCTTTACGCTCGTCGGAGATACGGGCCTGAATGACGGGCCAAGCCTTGCCCACATTGATCCTGCTGACCTGGAGGCCCTGATTCTCGGCAGCCTGGAGGGCAGCCTCATCAACGATCCGGACCTTCGCCTTACCCGCCTGGGAGGCGGAGGCGTAGGAGCCTTCACCGGTCAGGGCGAAGACCTGGTTCTGTCGGTTCAGGAACCAGTTGTAACCGCCCTTACCCAGATCGGCCATCGAGGAGATGATGCCGAACTTGACCGCACTGGCAACCTGCTCCTCGCTCATGGAGCGGAGGACGTATCCAGGGCGGAGGAGAGTGGCCGCCTTCCAGACAGTGTTCAGGGAATCCAGCGCAGCATTCACGTTATCCGTGGCGGTACCACCGCCACGTTTCAGAGACTGAAGCATCCCGGAGTTCCGGGACAGGAGACGGTCCAGCTCTCTCACGGGCAGCAGTGGTTCTGCTGCCTGAAGCTGGGTCTTGGCCAGCGGGGAGATGACATAGCCTTCACCGTCCTCGACATGGTCGACTCGGTTGGCTGCCGTCATTCCCCTGTCGGCGTCGGCCACTGCGGCAGAGAACATCTGCTCAGGGTTCTTCGTCCCCGTCAGCGCCATCATGGTCTTCTGGAACCCGACCTGACGCATCTGGTTGATGGTCCTGGCGGTGGCTGCATCGAGACCGTGGACGTTGGTGGCCATGTGCTCGATGACCTGGCTGTGGATGTCCTCCAGCACCTTCGACCGTGAGGTCTTGTCTCCGGCCTGGGAGTAGGAGCGGATCATGTCCAGACGGGTATCCTGACCGAGACCAGGAACCTGCTTGAGCATCTCGGCGACGCGCTGATACGCGTCGTCGGCATTGTGGTCGATGAGGCGCTCAGGAGTGCGTTCACCGAACGACTGGACAACCCGGACGGGGGCGGTGTAGAACCCGTTCCGGATCAGCCGGGTGGCGAAGCCGCCCTCCTTGGCCCAGTCACCCTTGCCGGAGCCGAGCTTCGCTACAGCCTTGTCGCCCGCCTTACTGGTGTCACGCAAGGCCAGGGGGCCTTGTCGGTAGAGAGACTTCACGGTACCGAACAGGTTGGACTGTCCCGGAGAGAAGTCGTCCAGCTTGGTGGCAAGACTGCCGAGAACCGAACCGTAGTAGTTGCTCTTCTCCTGATAGGCAGCGAGATGAGTATCCATCTCCTGGAGCTTCCCGGCCTTCCATTCCTCGGCACGTAGCACGTCAGCAAAGGAAGTCTGGGCCGCAGGGCCCAGAGGGCGCACCCCAGAAAGGCCGTGAGAGGCTGCCTGAGAGAAGATCTCAGACTCCTTGGCCATCTTCCCGTACGTCTGATCCCAACCGCTCTGACGGGGACCAGGAGCTTCCGGGCGGGGAGGAATGTCGGTAAGGAGGGGGAATCGGCTGTCCGGCTGGTTGCTGGTCAGGAAGTGCTGGTAGATCTCGCTGCTGAACCTGATCGAGTCCACAAGGACTCGATTGTCCTCCATCTTCCCGACCTGGGTCAGGAGGTCTGCATTCTTTTCCACCAGCTCCGCAGCAGCCTTGTTGTCACCCATGGCGAACCGGAACAGGAGGGGCTTCTCGTCACGTGAGGCGTTGGCCATCACCTCGGAGATCTGGTTGCTGGCCGGATTGACCCTGCGCCCACGCCCCCAGATGGGGTGCTGGGCGATCTCCGCAGCAGTCTTCCCGTCGGACCAGTCGAAGAACTTGTTAACCTTAGTCGATCGAGATGCCTCTTCGGGCGTCTTGGCCAGGGCCTGACCGATCTTGTTGGCCACTGCGGTCGTCAGGGTACTGCGACCGAATCGGTCACTCTGACCGACCTGCTCGCCCACCTTGATGGAGCGGCTGCCCTTCACGGCAGCAGCGCCCACCTTGACTCCGGCGTACACGGGGTCCGCACCCATGGAGATCATGAAGTCAAGGGCTCCCGTACCTACCGTGTAGGTCCAGCCCTGCTTGCTGCGCCAGTAGTCGGTGTCGTACAGAAAGCGTTCGGTGTTCCGCTGAACCGCTTCCTTGTCTGCCGCATCGGCTCCACCGGCCACAAGGCCGAGGGCCGTACCCTTGCCGGACGCATTGGCCGTGTTCTCGTAGTTCATGAACGCCTGGGCGGGCGAGATGTGCTCAGCCTTGCCATAGGCGTCGGACCATTCGTCACCGCTCATCAGGGTGTCCAGGCCATTGCCCCAGAAGCCACCCTCTGCAAGCTCAGCCTTGGAGGACTGGATCAGAAGGGTGGACAGGGGCTGAGAAACAGCATTGGAGTACAGCCAGTAGGCTCCGGTGGCCAGCTTGTCCACCGGATACCAGACAGCCTTACCCAGACCCTTGACGACACCCCAGCCGGGAATCTTCGACAGATTCTTGTCCAGTGCGCCGATCGACAGGGAGAGAGACTGGAACACGCCACCTCGGGCCGCTCGGGCATACTCCTCAAGCTCCTGCTGCCTGGCCAGAAGTTCGGCAGGCATGGTGCCGCTGAGGACTGCGCTGTTCGGATCGGCGTACAGGGCCTGACCGGCATCGGCCATGTCCTGGTTCCACCAGTTGTTCTTGGGCTGACCCGAAGTGTCGGTGCCCCAGAAGCCGGTGTTGCCCTGGTATCCGAGCGGAGAAGGGGTGGTCATGCGATCTCCTTACATACTTGCCTTCAGCTTCCGCACCAGATTCCTGGCCGCATCACTAGAGCCGGGCTGATCCGCTATGAAGGTAAGGGCGGTGAGGTAGGAAGCCATGTAGTTGGACTTGGATCCCGAGCTGCTCAGTACGGAGGCGTCTGCTCCTGGGCCTGCGTTCGCCCCGTCGGTGACAGGGGTGGAGGGCATGGCAGACTCCGCATCGAGCGGTACCACATTGGCCGAAGCGTTGCCGAACAGGTCGTTGAAGTTCATCCCCGTGACATCCTGGGAGCCAGGGAGAGGAACAGCCGCAAGCTGTTCCTTGTAAGCAGCCTGCTCGCCGTAGTCAGGGTTGGAGAGACTCCTGTTAGCCTCAGAGACGGCCTTGTCGGTTCTCTTGGAGAACTGTCCGGGCCCGCTAACTGGGGTCGTCATAGGTGCTCACCACCTCGAAGAACTTGGACTCTTCCATCTTGTGCTCACGATGCTGAAGGAGGAGCGTCGTGGCTGTGGACAGGGTGTCTTCGATCTCTGCCACGATGTTGTGGGCAAGGTCAACGGCAAGGACGATGAAACTCCACTTGTCATGTCGCTGCGCTTCAGGTCGTTCGATGATCTCGTCAAGCTCATCGTCCATTGTCGTCTCCTTACTTGGCCATCGTCCCGCCACCACGGGTCATGCCCGTGCTGACGATCGTGTTCTTCGTCCAGCCGATCGGCCCGGATGTGCCGTTGAATCGGGGGTCACCGGAGTTGGTGCCATCGAGCGGAGCCGCCATGTGCGGCTCAAGCATGCGACCCTTGAGACTGTTCCAGTCACCCTCGGGCCCATGGTTACCTGCGAACCAGGTCTCTTCCATGTTTCTCCTTAGATAGCGGACTGACGCTGAGTGCGGGCCGACATGGTCGCCTTGCCTGAACTCGTCAGACCTGAGAGCAGGGACATGAGGTCTGCACCCTGCTGTTGCTCAGGAGCCCCTGGAGGGCCCCCTGAGGCCCCGGGAGGGACCTGCCCTTGTTCTGGTCCAGGCGGCGCCTGAGCGCCGCCCATAAGGGCGTCCATGGGGTTTGCCTGCGCTGGCTTCTCCTTGGGAGTGAAGACCTTGAGCACGGCATCGTGAACCGGCTCACCCTTCTCCCGCAGCTTCATCAGGTTGGCCACCTTCTGAAGTGCGTCCAGGGGGTCTTGTCCCTGTAGCGCCATCTGCGGGATGGCGCTCATGTACGCCATCATCCCCTGCTTCAGAGCGTCCGTGAACTGCTCGTTGTCGATCTGCTGTTGCATCTGGACAACGTCGATGTTCATGGGCAACTGTCGCTGAAAGAAGTCCCGCGAGATGAGCTGGTCACCGCGAAGCTGAAGGAGACCGACGATCGCCCGAGCGGGATCCTGACCAGCAGCGAAACCGTACGTGACATCCACGGTATAGTCACCGTTGATGTCCTTAGCTGGAACGTAGGTCTCCTCGAAGGGTGTGCCCTGAACAGTTCCACGAATGGTTCTCTTCTTGTTCGGCCAGAGTTTCTCGTCCATCTCGAAGGCCATCTCGATGGCCACCCGAAGGGCTTCGCCCAGAACGGTCTGTCCGGTGGTGATGACGGTATTGAAGCCACCCAGGAGGGCCTGTACGCCCTTGCCGGTGATGATGCTCGCGTCCATGTTCCCGGACCTTGCCTCAGGAGTTCGGGTGCCAACCCGAAGCTCCTGCTCCAGCATGGCCTGCTCCTGGTAGCTGGCCTGGGGAACGTCGATACCGACACGCCGGATCTTGTCCGGGTTGTCCGTGCGGATGATGGCGTCATCGCCGAAGGTCATCTTCTGCACGTCCCGGGGAACGGCCAGAGGAGCACGAACGGTCTTCTCTGTCGCCTCAAGGCCCAGGAGGGCCATGCGGCTCTTCGCCAACTGAACCCAGATGGCATCGTCGAAGGCCCCCCGGACTTCCTTGTCATAGCCGGGACGCCTGCCGATCGAGACCATGACCTTACCCATGGGATTGTCTTCGCTCATGCAGATCACGTTGCCGTGCTGCGGGAGGTAGACGAGGAACCGGGAGTCGTCCTGGTACTTGACTACTTCGATCTCTCGATGCTCCCAGCCGCCGAGCTGACCGCCAGTCTCATTGGACTGGAGGTGGCGGAGGAGGAAGGGGAACTTGCCGACGAGATAGATGGCCTCTTCGCGGTACACCTTGGTCAGGCTCTTCAGCCTGCCGAACATGTCCATCTCGGGATAGACGCCCATCGGGTACTCGACCCTGATGTGGGGACGCTCATTCTCGAAGTCCGGCTCGATCGAGTAGATGCCCAGGCCGTAGGTGAGGTAGTGGTCGGAGATCTCCACCTGGCCTCCCGCCTGGAGGCGGGAGGCCTGAAGGTAGTGGTTGGCTATCTTCGTCTTCTTGCTGTTGAACTTCTTGGCCTTGTCGGTCGTCAGGATGCCGTTGGAGCAGTTGATGCTGGGCATCACGCCCATGACCTCTGCCATGTCACGGGCAGAGGTATCGACCAGGTTGGCCACGATCGGCTTGGGCCATGCGTCAGGCATGGACCCGGGGATCACAGTGTCGATGTCCCCGGACCGCACATCATGTACATCACGGTGACGCTGATCACGATCAGCGGCAGCACGGCGCAGTGCCTCAACCTTCATGAAGATGTTTTCAAGTGGGAGCGCCATGTTACCTCCGTCTACTTAGGAGCGGCTACCTTCAGCCGCTTCCATGTCTCGGGCCCGGGGATGCCATCGGCGTCCGCTCCGGACCAGCCCTGCTTGCGCTGGAACCAGGCAACGGCCTTCTTGTCCGTTGTGGTGAACTCAGGGCCAGGGCCCTGCTTGTAACCTGTCCAGCCAGCCCGGACAAGAGCCTTACCCATCTCGGTGATGATCGGGCTCTTCCGGCCGAGCTTGAAGAAGCTCGCGCCGGGGAACGGGGCATAGACGGGGGAAGGTTTGGGGGGCGTTACAGTGCCGAACAGATTGGGCATCTTGCCAGGGTCCACGTGGTCGTTGCCAGGAACGTGACAGTGCCCGTAGTGACCGCCCTTGGTCAGCCATGTGTCCAGACTGACGGTCGCACGCTTGAAGCCCGTCGGCACCCCGCCAGGCCATACGTCGACGACTCCGAGGGATCGCAGCCATGCCATCACCTTGGGAAGAGACGCCATGGGCGTCTCGGCCAGAGAGTTGTACTTCTTGCCGTTGACAACCTGCCCCTCGGTGAACACCCACTCGATCTGGATGTTGTACTTCCCGGTCCGGTTCGTCCGGACATCACCAGCGTTCTTCAGGGCCAGGGCCCTGGAGTCGGCGGGGAAGAACTGAGCGACATTCGTCGAGAAGGGATCCGCCAGCAGATGAGGCGCCACTCCGGCGCCCCCCTCGGTGAAGTAGGAGACATGGTCTCCATAGTCCCAGTTGTTCGGGTTGGAGGTGGTGTGATGGGTGGCCCGGGCGGGGCCACCCTCCATCGCTCCGATGTTGCCGATCAGATGCTTGGATGCTCCAGGCATCAGCATGTCTGCCATCAGTTGCTCCAGTTCGTCAGGACGCCATCGGCGGCCATGCTCTGACTCAGGTAATCCAAGTCGATCGTCAGGGTTCGTTCCTTGTCCCGAGGGGACTGGTACTCGTTGTCCAGGTGGAAGACGGACTCGATGTCGTTCACCAGCTCTCTTGCTCTGGTCTCTGCGAACCAGAGTGCCATTACCGTGTCCTGCTTCGCCTTCGTCTGCGGGAACCATGTCGTGAGTTGTTCGACGAGGTGCTTCACGCCCTCGTTCTGGCTGCGGCTCGGAAGACGTATCAGGCCCTTACCCTCCTTGGCTCCATCGAAAAGCATGGACATGGAGGCGACGCCGAAGTCGGCGTCGTTCTTGTTGTTGCCGGTGAAGTGCTCCTTGAGGATCGTGCCCCTGGAGCCCAGGTAGTTCCTCAACTCACGGTTCTGGGTGACCATCAGGTTCATCGCGTTCTTCTCGATGACCCACTCGTTCATGTGGTACTTGACGGTCCAGTCTTTGATCTTGTCGAAGAGGTCATCGGGCTTCTGATTTCCTGCGGTCCATACGTCGAGTACATACCGCACCCCGGACATTCGATCGACACCCAACACGAGGGCTGCAGCGTATCCAGTGATGGCGGGGTCGAATCCCCCAACGACATAGAGCCCGTCCATACCATGAGGCCGATGTCCTGGAGCACCGGAGGACATGAGTCCAGCAGCTCGCATCCCGTCGATGCTAGCTGCCACCTTGTCTGCCGGAAATATTGCATCCTCTACCACCTGTTCCTGCTGGTAGACCATCTTCCAGTTCTGCGGAGAGCTGGTGGCTCTCCGCCGTGCTAGCGAGACTCCCGAGTGCCACGGATAGAGTCCGTCTGCGTTCGGTTCCACCAGCTTTCTTGCTCCGAGCGATACCGGGGGTCGGTTGGTCCAGGGTGCGAGAACAGTCCAATCGTTGGGGTTCTCGGCGAACTCCAGGACTGCGGGCTGGGTGAGGTAGGTCCAGGGACTCTCTTCGTCCTGTCCATACCACTCAGGCTTCTGGATCTCGGAGTAGAGCTCAACTGGAGCCAGGCGCGTACCGACGAGGAGGAGTACTCCGCCAGGGTAGGTGAGTCGGTTGATGACCTCTCGCTGGATCCAGTCGATCTGCTTCTCGAACTCATGAGCGTTCTTACCCGTCACAGTGTCGTCAAGGATGATGAGGTCAGCTCGGTTGCCGTAGATCTGCCCGTTCATGCCGAGGGCCTGAACGGTCGGAGTGGCTTCACCCGAGTCACGGGCCTCAGCATTGATGTAGATGCTGTCTGCGGTCCAGGAGGCAGAGTTCGCGTCGAAGCCCCCCTCGGGGGCGAAGTCGATCTGGAGCTTCTTGTAGTTCTGGTTCGCTCCCGCCAGGCGATCCTTGATCGCCCTCAGGAACCTCTTCGCCATCTCCTGGGTCTGGGACACGATGATCACACGGATGTTCGGGTCCTGGCAGATCCTCCACGTCACATAGTTCTGGGTGATCGTCGTGGACTTGGAGTGCTCCGGAGGAGTGTTGACAATGATCATCCCAGGATCACCCTTGCGGTAGATCTGAGAAGGATGAAGGTCCCGTGGCTCACGGCCCTCAAGAATGTCGTACCACTGGAGCTGGTGCCAGAAGAGCTTTGTGTCGAGGTACTCCTCGCAGAACGTGGGGAAGTCCGGCATCTCCTCGCGAGCCTTGGAGGCTCCCTCGGAGGTGGCCATGAGCTTGATCCGCTCGTAGTCCTGCCGGAACTGAGCATCAGCCTGCTTGTAGTAGGCAACCGCCTGCTCCGTGATCCCCAGATCACGGCAGGCTTCAGCAACACTGATGCCCTTCCTCATGTAGTTGAGGATCGTGTCCTTCTTGGCCTGAGTCGTCTTGTTGACCTTACGGCCCGTCTTGCGGATCTTGGGAGGAGCAACCTGGTTGCCCTCCTCGTCCACGTAGACCTTGGCCAACTTGAACCTCCAGGCTTGTACGTATGTATATGTTATGTCTTGCTAGGATGTGGTCTGACGTCTACCGTCCGTACAGTCCTGTTCTTCGCTCCACGGCCGCTGGGCCGTGGAGAAGATGGCGGGGAGAGATTCCCGAAGGGAAGCTCTGTGTGTACTCCTATATATAAGGACACGCCTTGAGGGCGTGTCCTGTATGTACTGGACTGTAGTGTCATCTCGGTCAGCCCCTCAGGGGGCTGCCCGGTACCGTCCTGGACGGTCCGTCGTTCGGGTGCTCACTGCGTTCGGACCCTCACTATATACGTAGGGCCCCCGATTGCTGGCGAAACGTAGGATTCTCGAAAAAACCTTCAGATGTTACCAACTCTTTACCTTAACGCTACTGTACGTGTCTATGAAAGGCCTGTACGGCTACGCTCTGTAGCGTAGCCTGGACTGTAGAGGTGGAGTTCTATGTGACATTTTTTAGGGGTCTCACACACCTCCACCTCCGCCAGAGTTAAAACCCCCGGGTCTGACATGTACACGTTCATCCCCTCATGTCCCTCCCCGTCCTGACATGTCCGGTTCTGTGCTCATCTGAGCGGACCTGTGCTCATCTGTCCACATCTGGTCAGGGAGAGAGTATGTCATGACATACTGACATGGGCAGACCTCTGATGTGCATGGATATGCGGCCATACGCATGCATATGCAAGGCTGAGGGCGTGATCAGCCTCTCAATCGCAGGGCTTGACTGATGTGGGGTGGGGGTGATAGTACTCTGTACCACTCTTTGTATCAAGCTTCTCGTCACCCTGACGACAACTTCCCCTCATGCGCGCGTGTGCACACGCGCGGTTCCTCACCCCGTGAATCCTCCGAAGATTCTTTCCCCGCACCCCTTGACAGCCCTCTCGCCCCCTGGCAGAGTCGGCCTCGTTCCACCGAGAGAGAGGCAGTGATCATGATCGAGATCGGCACCTATCACCCGAACGAAGCGGGGGCGAACACCCTCAGGGAGGCCAGGCCCCTGCACGTGGACGGCAAGCGTGTGAGTGTGGTGGTGGAGCCCGGAGAGGTCAGCCTCTTCGTCGGCGGCAGCATCATCGTCACTGCCTCCCCGCTGGACTTCGAGTCCGTTTCCGCCCTGCACACGTGGGCCAGGATGCAGGCTACGTCTCCCAAGACCTCGCCCGAGAGGGGCGAGGACGGTTGGAGCATCGACGGTCCGGAGACCAACCCCGGCGGATTCCACATCGTCCGTCGTCCGGACGGTTCCAAGTACGGCCAGACCCAAACCCTGGCCGCTGCCCGGATCATGCTCTCCCAGGGGTGTTCCAAGGGGATCGGGCACGCCTGGCGTGCCGACACGCTGTTCGGTCCGAAGAGGCGGCGTTCCGCCGTTCTGAAGACCACTGAGCGCCTCGCCATCCAGGGCCGACTGTCGGCCGGTGAGAGCATCGCCTCTCTCGCCCGTGAGTACGACGTGTCCGAGGCCACCATCGCCCGCTACCGAGTGGACGACAACTACCGTCCCTGATTGATCAGGAGGCCCCTCAAGGGCCTCCTTGGCATGCGATTCCGAAGGAACCGAAGGGCATGAGCGGGAAGTTTCTTCCCGCTCAATTTCATTCTCTATTGGTTGCCTCAGGCTACTAGATGTGTGTGACTCAGGTCACATCGTCAGAGGGCTTGACGTCCCCTCCCCGCAGAGGGCAGGGTTGGACCCAGAACGAAGCGGGGGGCCAGGAAGGCCCCTGTGAGCCTCGTAGAGGGCTTGGAGCACAGCCCAAGGCAGTCACCCCACCTAGGGGCTAAAACACGCTGAGGGACGCTCTGAGGGCCTTCTAGGGGCGTCCTGGGGATTATTCCCTGGGAACCGGGAGCTTGACAGGGTCTTCGGACTCTGGCAGAGTCTCCCCCATCACCCCGCTACCACAGGGGGTGGGAAACACAGCAACACCAGGGCTTGACAGACTCTCCGGAGACTGGGAAGCTCGAAGAGCAGGACAGAGAACGAGGCCAGAAGGTGGGAACCGGCCCCTTGAGGGGGCCGTGAATCCGAAAGGCTGGGCAGGACCGTGAGGCAGCTCCTTGGGAGCACTCGGGTTACAGGATCGCTACGGCCCCTGTGGCTACAACAGAGTGTCGCTGACGCAAGTCAGGTGCCCTAAGGGTGTGGGGAGATGATCCCCGGCCGCGAGAATGTCAGGGACGATCCTTCTGAACTCCATAGCGTGACGCAGTGGTGACGTGGTCACTTCCGAACGGGTCGGGGCTTTTCGCCCCGCAACGGACTTGCTCCCCGCAGAGTACGGGTGGACCGACCACTGCTTCTCTCCTCTCCTTTTGGGGGCCATGATCGGGGCACTTCGGTGCCCCGTCCCTACGGTCCTCAGGGTGGTGGGTGAGTGTATCACTGCTCATCCTCCGCCCAATGCACACACGAAGGTGTGTGCAGAAGGGAGAGAGATCATGTCCAGCTTCACCGCTCTGACCTACATCGACGGGGAACGCATCGACGTCCCGGTCTCGGAAACCTATCACAAGATGCAAGAGCTGTGGACCGTCATCGGACGCCGCCTGGCGTCCGGATTCGAGTTCGCCCGGTATGACTTCCGGGACCGGCACGGCGAGTACCTTACCGTCCTGGTCGACCTGAACGACGACGGCACGGTCATGTCGGTCTACGAAGACGTGTGAACACTCATCGAGTCAGCCTCTCGTAGGCTGGCTCTCTTGTCTGTTCAGGCAAAGACAGGGAGAGAGATATGGAACTGTTCCGCATCCGTACTGGCCTTCAGACCGTGCGGTACGCCAGGGCCAGGGTGATCAGGGCCGCAGAGTACAACGACGCGCCCTACTCCATCACCCCCGCCAAGCCCTACGAGCCCGGCGTCCGTCCCGTCTACCGGGCCGGTGCGTGCATGGTCGGGGGCAAGTGATGGATCTGTTCATCTTCACCAGCATGGCATGCATCGTCATCGGAGTGATCTACGGCTTCATCGACGGATATTTCGACCGTGACTGAGGGGCGGCATCAGGGTGGAATGGCAGTGAACTGAACACTCATCGAGCCAACGTCCCGCACGTTGGCTCCCTTGCCTGTTCAGGCAGACTGATCAAAGGAGAGAGAACATGATTGACCTCGACCTGAAGACGGCTCGCACCCTCCTTGAGGAGATTGTCTCCGAGAAGGGTGAGCACTTCGTGTACGACCATGCCTTCAAGGGGTGCACCTATGCCCGGGAAGGACAGCCTTCGTGCCTGATCGGGCACCTGCTCTTCAAGCTGGGGGTTCCCATCACCACCCTTGAGGAACTCGACTTCGGGGGCAGCGTCCCCGCCGACACGGCTCTCCGGTACCTCCGGGAGGATGGGCTCGTCCGGTGCGGCGAGGGGGTGCATTACGCCCTCCGCCAGGCACAGATAAAGCAGGATGACGGATACACCTGGGGTGCGGCCGTGAAGCTTGCGTTCCAGGATCACGGCATGTGACCAGTTTCAGCGCACGTCTTGTACGTGCGCTGATGCGGCATCACATGATGTCAGAAAAGGAGAGAGATCATGGCAAGCAAGAAGTCCATGAAGGACAAGGAGATGGCTTCCGACCTCAAGAGGCGGGGCGTCACGCGAACGACCGGAACATGCCCGATGGGCTGCGGTCGCTCCATCCCCGTCGGTGGTCCGGCGCTCCTCTCCCACCTCAACTTCTGCACCGGCCCCAAGAAGGGTGTCTGACATGTCTGTTCTGACCCTGGTCAAGAGCCTTCAGGGCATGCCCGGACACTTCGTCGCTTCCCGTAAGAGCGGGGAGCGAGCTGTCCTCTGGGAAGACGGGTCCATCGTGTGGTACAAGCACGAGGACTTCCCCGGCATCCTGGTGACGCAGAAGTACGAGTTCGACATGGAGAAGGTGAAGATCACCGCCGAGTGACCAAGGTTTGTCGGCACCCTCATCGAGGGTGCCGGTATTCCCGGTATCACTGGGTACCGAATCAGCAAGGAGAGAAGATGTTCGAACTGACAATGGAGAAGGCTGTCCAGTTCGCCCGTGAGGCGATCGAAGAGAAGGGTGAGGACTTCGTTTACTCGCCGCACCCGCCCTCTTCTGATGGTCCCGCCTGCACGTATGCGGTGGTGCAGAACGACGAGGCTGTCCCCGACTGCATCGTGGGCAACATCCTCCACCGCCTCGGTCTGCCTATGGACGACTTCGTGTGGAGGGACGGGGGAAGGGCCGGGAAGTACTCTACCGGGGCCGCGTACGGACTCCTGTCCGAACTGGAGTTGGACGAGGTACTCGCCCCCGTCTCTGAAGATGTGCGCGCGTTCCTCTACCGACTCCAGTACAGCCAGGACGACGGGTACCCCTGGGGCGAATCCCTCCGGGTGGCGTTGGGCGCCGTGAACGATTCCGAGTGATCGTGTTTGCTGCCACCTCAGGGTGGCAGCATTCATGACCCCACTCGGGGTCAGCGGAACGAAGGAGAGAGATCGTGTTCAAGAAGATGGACCCTGAGCTGAAGACCAAGTGGCTCACCGCTCTCCGGAGCGGTGACTACAAGCAGGGGACGTATGAGCTGAGGACCTTCGACAACAACTACTGCTGCCTCGGAGTCCTTGCGGACGTGTCCGAACTGGGTGAGTGG